TACTGATAGAAATACAACAACTCTATTTGAAACAGCCTATGCTACAAATATAGCAACCATATCTGTATTCAATACTTCTACAACATTTGAAACAACATATAATACAAACTTTGACACATTAACAAGTAGATCAACAACATCTGTCTTCAATACTGTTACTGCGTTTGAAACAACATACAATACAAATATTCTAACTTCTACGTCAAGAAATACTGTATCTACATTTGATACTGAAATTGTAACTGTATTTGATACTGTCACCGTATTTAACACAGTAACAGCCTATGATACACTTATTGATACACAGGTTGCTACAAGCAAATCAACATCTACAGTGTTTGAAACAGCTTACAACACAAGCCGCAATACAGCTTTCAATACATCAAGATCTACAGTATTTGATACAACTATCGAAACATACTTCTAAAAATGATATAAATATTAATATGTTCCAATTGAGGTGAATAGTATGAGTAATGAGCAAAGAGTTAGTAATGAACAACTTGATAAAAAGTTAGAATCTTTTGTTGAGGTCGTTCTCCAAAAGATGATTGATCTCCATCAGGAAATCAAAACACTTAAAAAGAAAGTTCACGAAACTGAAAAAAAACTTCAATCGTTCCAGCCATCTAATGATGTTGATGAGCGTATTGGCGTCTAAAGAGGAATTATATTATGGTAGCCGAAGTTTCAGCTAAAGGTGGAAAGACTAAGTTCTTTAACATGTCCTCTAATGAATGGGTCAACGATGATGTGACTCATTTTATGAAATCTGGTAACATGCTGCGTTCGCCAGCAAATGAAAGGTTAACAGAAATTGCTAAACATATTCCAAAGAACCCAAATGGTTCTAAAATTGAATATGATATTAATTATGGTAGTCCTAGCGGTACAATAGCTGGGTATAAGTTTACCGATCTATTAACACAAGTTATCTATCTAGCCCCATGTAATACAAAAATTGCAACTGAGAATATGATTCAATGTATTCGGAAAGGTGCTACAGCGGAGGGCTATAGAATTGTAGAAGCTTTAAAAGCTAACCTTACCGACAAGTATCTTTTAGATGAAGATTTAGATCTAGAATATGGTGATGTTAATGAATTAGTACTTCTTCCAGGTACTAATCTAATTACAAAAGATGCTGTTGACTTTAAGAAAGTTGACGAACTTTTTAAAAATGGGGCCTGGGTTAAACTTCATCCTATTACTGCTAAAATTTGGCAAACAATGCTAGAACAAAGATTTAAGGGTAAAGTAGTTAAGAATGATGCTTCCATGTATCCAATCCTTCAACGCGCAAAGAAAGTATACTTTACTTTATCATCAGAAACAGGTTGTGCTGCTGTTATTTTAGGTAAGGGTATAGGTCTTATTGATAATAAAGAAGGTAAGGTTGGTAAAACTTTTGAAGCAATATACACATCATTAGATAGATCTGGAGTTAAGGATAAGCTAATTAACAAATTTGCTGCTCTAATGTCATATCCGGAGTCGGGGTTGATTAGTGTTCACCATGAAAATAAAGAAGAATGTATTCAAAGATTCTTTGATAACATGAAAAAGCATAAACATATTACACTTTCAAAAAAGCCTGGCGAGGTAGGTGATGAAGTTATTGATAAAGAATTAAAAGAACAAGTGGAGTTGAAACAGCCATGAAAACAATTGTAATTGCACAGCATCATGGTGCGTTTGTAACACTTAACTCTCTTAAAGATAAAGGTATTAAAGATGTAACAATCATTATACCTGGTAGTCAAGTTGAAAAATATAATAAGATGTATAGTGAAAACTCATCCAAAACTGATTACCAAGCATTTAAAGATTATGATAAGCTCATACTATCTTACATTAAAACAAACAATTTAAATTATAAGGCTTATGTTGTAGATGATTTTGATATTAGAAATTCTTTAGTTTCTACTCTTAAAGTTGTTATGGATTTGAATTACAATGAGGTAGTTGTCTGTATTTTAAGTGGAGCAATTGTTAATAAAGATTATACCGATTACATATACAATGCTTTAAATTATAAAACATATGGGTTATGTTATTCAAGAGTATATAATAATCACAATCAACTATCAATGTATCATATGTTGGGATTACCGCGTAACGATTCATCATTTGATTTAAATTTTTTCATTGTTGATGTTACTAAAGTACAAGATCTAGATCTTCAAAAAACCGACAGCAAGCTTCTATCAGATGCAGTTAAGAACAAAACTATTACAATACTTAGTAGAGAATTCAATGGTAAAGATGATGTTTTAATTGGTACTGCTATTTCAGCTCGTCAAACAATAGCACACAATCTTAAAATTCAATCTGGGTTTATTGTAAATTTATGGAATAAATCAATCAGACCAAATGACTCTTTAAGGTCAGAAGAAATTTATGGTTATCCATTTGACTTGTATAATCAATATACCGATAATTTAGATAATTTTTTACCAGGGACAACATTGAATAAGATTAGGATTAACGCAAAAGAAACAGGGAAATTGACTAGTGGTCTCTATGGTTGTCTGGATATAATTGATCTATAAATACCCTTATAGAGTATTTTTAGAGGGTCAATCCCATGGCAGTCCCAACATCTAGATCTGAATTTAAAGAATATTGCCTCCGTAAACTTGGTAAGCCAGTCATTGAAATCAACGTGGATGATGACCAGGTTGAAGACCGTATAGACGAGTCTTTGAGGTATTACTGGGACTACCACTTTGATGGTTCCGAGAAAACTTATTATGCCCATGAAATAACATCATCAGATATTAGCAATAAGTACATAACATTACCAGAAAATATTATTGGTGCTGTAAGTGTATTTCCAATTGGCCAAAGCTTGAATACAATGAATTTGTTCAATATTCGCTATCAAATTGCATTAAATGATCTTTACACATTAACAACACAGTCAATGATACCATATGTTATGGCAATGCAACATATACAATTCTTAGAAGAAGTTCTAGTTGGTAAAAAACCAATCCGCTACAATAGACATAAAGATAGACTACACATTGATATAGATTGGAGCACAGTTACTGAGGGTGAATATATTGTTGTGGAGGCATATCAGATTGTTGACCCAGATACATTTACTGATGCGTGGGCAGATCGTTGGCTTGCGCTTTATGCAACAGCCCAGATAAAGTATCAGTGGGGTACAAACCTAACCAAGTTTACTGGTATGGTTTTGCCAGGTGGTGTTCAGTTTAATGGCGAAAAAATCATGGATGATGCAAAAAATGAAATTGAATCCTTAGAGCAAGAGATGGTAATAAGTTATTCATTACCAGCTAATCCAATGGTTGGCTAAAATGCCCACAAATTTTTATTTTAACAACTTTGAAAACAGTCAAGAACAAACTTTAATTGAAGATCTAGTTATAGAATCAATTAAGATTTATGGTATGGAAGTGTGGTATTGCCCAAGAACTATTACCTCAGAAGAAACTGTATTTGCAGAAGATGAGCTAGCTACATTTAATAGTGCCTATAACTTCGAGATGTATATTAAGAATGTTGAGGGGTTTGAAGGCGAGGGAGACTTCTTATCTAAGTTTGGTTTACAAATCAGAGATAGAATCACCTTTACAGTAGCAAGAAGAACATTTGCCGATGAAGTAACTGGTGGTGTAAGACCAAAGGAAGGAGATATGATCTTCTTCCCACTTACCAATAAAGGTTATGTCGTGCGTTTTGTGGAGCATGAGGCTATCTTCTATCAAATGGGTGCGCTACAGACTTATGACATTATTTGTGAGCTATTTGAGTTCAACCAAGAGACATTCAACACTAACGTCAGCCTAATTGATGATACGTATAATGCACTAAGCTTTGCTATGGCTAATAATACACAAGCTGTTACTGAATTTGTAATCTCAACAATTGATAAGCAAGCTCAGAATGAAGAGTTTGAAGACAAAGGTGATGACATATTAGACTTTACTGAAATTAACCCATTCTCACAGGCTAATAATTACTAATGTTTGGCAACGAATTCTATCACGAAACAATTAGACGCTATGTCATTGTGTTTGGTACAATGTTTAATGACATGGTTGTTCATAGAAGAAATACAGCTGGTACGCTTATTAAGCGTATCAAGGTCCCTATTGCCTATGGTCCAAGAGCTAAGTTCTTATCAAGAATTAGACAGGACCCAAACCTAACAAAGCCGGATGCTATTAGTCTTCCTAGAATGAGTTTTCAAATATCTGGTTATAATTATGATGGAACAAGGAAGCTACAAACAATTGGTCAAATGAAAGCGCCAGTAGCTAACAATCTAGTTAATGCATCAGTGTATAATCCTGTACCATATAATATAGATTTTGAATTATCAATCTATGTTTTAAATGCTGAAGATGGTACAATGTTAATTGAACAGATTCTACCATACTTTACACCAGAATGGACAAACACAATAAAGCTGGTTGATGATTTAGATATACGTATGGATATTCCAGTTGTTTTGAATACAATCAACACCGATGATACCTACGAAGATACTTATGAGAATAGAAGAACTATTATTCATACTTTAAACTTTACAATGAAGGGCTATCTATTTGGTCCAGTTAAGAATAGGAATATTATTAATACAGCCAACACAAGAACATTTGTTCTCGATGGGTTTGAAAGCGATATAGAAACTGCCAATAGTGGACCAAATGCTGTCACAGGGCTAGCGATATCCAATGCTGGTAGCGGCTATGTTAATAATCAAATTGTTACGTTTTCTAATGGCACAAGCAATAGTACTGCTCAGATTTCAACAAATACAACTGGATCAATAACATCCTTGACAATACTAACCGGGGGCGAGTTTGTAAACACATCTATAATTAAAACACAAATTGCAAACTCTACAGCTCCATCTAATGCTACCAATGGTAATACATCATCAGGTACTGGAGCAGTATTTGTGGTATCACTTGGTTCTGAACTATTCTTTACAACAACATCTGTTAGACCAGGATTACTTGCTAATGGCAGCCCAACAACAAATGCTGAGCTATCATTGCCAGTTGCTAATATTGCATCAAATAGTAACTTTGGCTTTATTGTTATAACAAATACAAACCCGAATTTTCCAGTAGACGATCCTACAAATGACCCAGATACTTAAACATAAAGAAACAATGAAAAGCGTATCCAACGCTCTTGATATGACACCACTTCCAGTTGCAGTAAAGGAAGAGGAGAAAATTGCTATGGATAGTTTGCCTGATGAAACAGTTAAAGATGATTTTGATTATGCCAGAGACAATATGCGTCAACTTATCCATAAAGGGCAAAACGCCTTAGATGGAATCCTTACAATTGCAAGTGGTAGTGAACATCCCAGAGCATATGAAGTAGCCGCAGCATTAATGAAAACAATGGCTGAAACTAATAAAGATCTTCTAGAACTACAGAAGACAAAAAAAGTCCTTCAGAAAGAAGATCCTAGAGTTCCTCAGCTAGAAGGCCCACAGAATGTAACAAATAATCTATTTGTTGGGTCTACTGCTGATCTTCAAAAAATGATCAAAGATAAACAAAATGAATACATTGAGAGCAATTAAAACTAAGTCATCAATTACTTCTTATAAAGGTAATCCAAGACTCAAAGGTGCAAATTCTCCTATAGAATTTACTAGGGAGCAAGTTGAAGAATATATAAAATGTTCAAAAGACGCAAGGTATTTCATTCGAAACTACATTAAAATTATACACATTGACCGGGGATTAATTAACTTTGACATGTATCCTTATCAGGATGATATAGTTAATACTGCTATAGATAATAGGTTTATTATATGTAAAATGCCTCGCCAGACTGGTAAAACAACCACAATAGGAGGTATCATTCTTTGGTCTATTTTGTTTAATCCAACATATAATGTTGCTATCCTAGCCAATAAATTCCAACAGGCTAGAGAAATTTTATCAAGAATTAAACTTGCATATGAAAACTTACCAAAGTGGATTCAACAAGGTATTGTACCAGGTGGCTGGAATAAGGGTAGTATAGAATTAGAAAATGGATCAAAAATTCTAGCATCAGCAACGTCTTCATCAGCCGTTCGTGGTGGATCTTTCAATCTAATATATCTTGATGAGTTTGCGTTTGTTCAACCAAATTTACAAGAAGAGTTTTTTGCTTCTGTTTATCCTACAATTTCATCAGGTGAAACATCTAAGGTAATGATTACCTCAACTCCAAATGGTATGGAATTGTTTTACAAAATTTGGACTGATGCTGAAAATGGTAGAAATAGTTATAAGCCAATAGCAGTAAACTGGTGGGAGGTACCTGGTAGAAATGAAGCTTGGAAACAAGAAACTATCAACAACACATCCCCAGAACAATTTAGACAAGAACATGAGTGTGAGTTTCTTGGCTCTTCAAACACTTTAATTGGTGGTGGAACATTACGTAGAATGACTTTCTTACCACCGTTAGAAGAACATGGTGACTTGAAGATTTATAAGCTTCCTCAAAAAGACCGTATCTATGCTATGTCTGTAGATACATCCAGAGGTACAGGAGCAGACTATTCAGCATTTTCAGTTGTAGATGTTACTCAGTTTCCATATGAAATTGTTGCTACTTATAGAAACAATAAGATATCGCATTTATTATATCCAACTACTATTGACAATGTTGCTAGGAAATATAACAATGCCTACATTTTAGTTGAAACTAATGACAATGGCCAGCAAGTTGCAGATTCATTAAATTATGATTTAGAGAATGAAAATGTTCTAAAAACTGCTCAGTCAAAATCAGGCCAGGTGTTAACAAGTGGTTTCAATGCAATTGGTTCAAAGTTTGGTATCAAAACATCCAAACAAGTCAAGGCTATAGGTTGTGGTACATTAAAGATGTTGATTGAAGAAAATAAACTGCTAAACTACGATTATGACATCTTGCACGAGATGACAACTTTTATAAGTAAAGGTACATCCTATGAGGCTGAGTATGGCAAGAATGATGACTTAGTGATGTCACTAGTTCTCTTTGCTTGGATGTCAACGCAAAATTTCTTTAAAGAGCTAACTAGTGTTGATATTCGCCAGCATTTACTCAATGGAATTCCACAGGCTGCTGATGATGACCTCCTCCCATTTGGTATTGTAAACGATGGAAGATACGAACTTAAAGACGAATCAGTCGTTAAATATACGTCAAATTTTGATAAAATGTTGGCGTCTTAAAACATGAACCCAGGGAATTTATAAATAATTTCAGCAAGCTTTAATCAATAGATTTGTCTACGAGGAGAATCGCAATGCCATTCCAAGTTAGCCCAGGCGTAAACGTAAGCGAAATCGACTTGACAACAGTAGTTCCTGCCGTATCTTCTACAGAAGGTGGTATTGCAGGTGCTTTCCGCTGGGGTCCAGTAAACGAACGCGTAAATCTTTCTTCAGAAGTTGAACTAGTAAAGGAGTTTGGCAAGCCAAGCGATGATAACTTTGAGACTTTCCATACTGCATCTTCATTCCTAGCATATGGCAACCAGCTATATGTTGTCCGTGCTGCTGACGCAAATGCATTTAATGCATATGCAAATACAACAGCTGCTACAGATTTACAGGTTCAAAATCTAGATGATTACCTAACAAAGACAACAGGTGCTGCACAAGGTGCAATTTACCGCGCCAAGTATCCTGGTTCACTAGGTAACTCATTAAAGGTTTCCATTTGCGATTCTGCAAATGCTTATCAGTCAAATTTAATGTCCTCTGTTAACAATAGCAACAACACAATTACATTTGCAGTTGCAGTTGGTGCAAATACAGGCACATTAACAGTAACACAAGCATCACAAAACGTAACTGCAATTACTGTATCAGCTGGTGGTTCTGGTTACAATAATACAG